GAAAATTGAAAGATATTGTAAATCTTTTTTATGACCGATACCAAACGATTGCAGACATTCTTCGGAATCAAGCAGGTTTCAAAGCATCGGGAACAATTAAGCAAATTCAAAAAGAGAAAAAGAAGAGTTAAGGCAAAAATTAGCTAAAGACGTTTATGATCTTAAGCAAAAGCTTAAAAATGCAAGATGGAAAAAGGATAAAAAGGCTATTGAAAGAGAAATTAAAAAAAAGCAAAGGAAGCTAAAGTAATTATGGATGAACTAATAGTAAATGATATTAAAGCACTAAAGGTCAAGACTAAAGATATAAAAAAAGATGAAGTAGTAGATACTTTAAAGCAAATGGTGAAGGTATTAAGGGAAAATCCTGCAGGATATAATATTGCTGCACCACAAATAGGAATTAACAAAAATATAATCTTTGTTAATGTTGTGAAACCTATTATTTTAATTAATCCTAAAATAATAGATAAAAAGTATGAAATACCGTATATTGAAAATTGTATATCTTTTCCACAAAGGTTATTTGAGACAAAAAGGTCTGCGTATATAGAAGTAAGTGCAGAGAATTTTAAAAATAAATTAAAATTTGGGATTAAAGAAGAGCATAAAGATCTATTGGATGATGTTAAAAGCTATGCTCACCCAATGATACACGAATGCGTAGCAATACAACAATCTATAGATTATCTAATGGGCTTTACTCCTATAGATAGATACCATAAAGAAAAGAGTTTATCAGGAAAGACTGTAGATATATCTAAGAATGGAAAAAGTAAAAAAATAAAAATAAAAAAACTTCAAGACTTCCAGGCCGCAGGCTGGACAAAAAACACAAATTAGGTTTATGAAAAAATACAAGAGCTTATATGATGAGGCTAAAAAGAACGAGTCAGTGCCTCCTGACAGTATTGATGAAATTTCAAAGTGTATTTATAAAGAGATAGATTATGCTTTAGATATTGATGATAGTATAATCTATTTAATTGGTGAGCTTGGTGACTATAGCCTCTATGACATTATGGCTAGAGCAAGGATAATTCTTAAAAAGAGAAAAAAGAAAGATAAGTCTCCCATTAATTTAATAATAAATTCTCAGGGCGGTGATTTATATGAGATGATGGGAATAATAGACTATATAAAAAGCTTAGATGTAAAAGTAAATACAATATGCAGAGGCAGTGCTATGTCGGCAGCTGCAGTTGTTCTTGCATGTGGCACAGGAGAAAGAGTGTCAAGCAAACATTCAACAATAATGTTTCATGAAGCTAGCTCTTTTAATATGGGTAAACAATCTGACATGAAGGCTAATGTAAAGCACATAGATACAGTTGAGAACATGACAAATCAACTTTTAGCAGAAAAAACAAAAAAGGAGGCATCTTGGTGGAAAGAAAATCAAAGGGTTGACATGTACATTACTGCCCAAGAAGCCCTAGAATTAGGTGTAATTGATCAAATAATATAAAAAATAAAAATATGAATTTAACAGCAGAGCAAATACAAGAAAACTTTAATAAATTAATTGATGTTATAAATAAAAACTTTACCGGAACTAGAAAAGACAACCTTTTAAAGATGTATGAATTCTTTGAAGGAAGGGTGGCAATGGCTCCTGCTTCAGGTTTAGTACATTACCACAACGCATTCCCAGGAGGATATATAGACCATGTATTAAGAGTGATAGAAGGAGCACTTAGCCTTTATGATTTATGGGGGGCAATGGGTTCAACATTCAACTATACAAAAGAAGAGCTAGTTTTTTGTGCTCTTAACCATGACCTGGGGAAGATAGGGGATATTGAAAGTGAGTATTATGTCCCAGAAACAAATGACTGGCAAATTAAGAACAGAGGGATTCTTTATATGCCAAATAAAGATATAACTCATATGTCAGTACCAGATAGATCATTATGGCTGTTGCAACATTTTAACATTAAATACTCTCAGAATGAAATGATTGCGATTATGATACACGATGGAATGTATGATGAGGCTAATGCAAAGTATTTTAAGACTTGGGGCCCAGAAAAAACTTTAAAAACAAATTTGCCAATATTGCTCCACCATGCTGATCATATGGCAACTAGAATTGAGTATGAAAAATGGAAAGAAGATGTTCCAGCACAAATAAAAAACCATACTCAAAAAATAAAAAGAATGCCAACAAAAATAAAATCTTCAAATAAAAGTATTAATGCAACAAAATTATTTGATGATCTTTTTAACGAATAGGGAATAATATGACAACATTTTTAGTTATAACTATAATAGTATTAAAGATTCTATTAGCCTTTACAGTATACTCAATAAGGACTCTTACAAGGCAAGCAGAGGCACTAGAAGAGTCCAATGATCAATACGTAGAGTGGTTTCTTAATTTCAAAAAGGAAATAGATAAAGCGGCTATTCAACTTAAACAAGTTGATAGAAAAGGATCTTTTGAGGCCGACGACGAAATAGGATTTATTTTTAAAGAAGTAAAAAAAATACAAGGGAGATTAAATGAGTACTTTGGTTAATATTACAGAATCAGCTATAGAAGACTTTTACATTTGGTTAGAGAAAGATAGGCTGATGCAGCAGGAAGAGTTAGCATTAAAGAAAAAGAAAAGAGGGAGAAAACCAAAAAATAAAATGTACTTTACAAATGCAACTGAGCAAGCAATAATTGCATATAATAGTACTGATCCCAATAGAACATCAGATAGAAATAAACTATATAATGGATATATCAGATATGCTTTTTATAAATTAGCAGAAAATATGATACATACCTTTAAGTTTTATTATTTTCAAGACTCAGTTGAAGAGGTAAAGCATGAGGTTATAGCCCATCTTATAGAAAAGATGCCTAAATTTCAGCAAGGAAAGGGAAAGGCATTTTCTTATTTTGGCCAAATAGCAAAAAATTATCTTATCTTTCACAATAATAACAACTACAAAAATCTTAAGAAGATGGCTAGTATGAGAGACTTTGAAAGAGGAAGTGCATCTGAAGATGAGTATTATAAATCTGATCTAAGAGAACAAACACACGACTTTATGAATATGTTTGTTGACCATTGTTATAATAATTTAGACAAATTATTTTCAAGCGATAGAGATAAAAGGGTTGCAGATGCAATATTAATTATATTTGCTAAAAGAGATAATATAGAAAACTTTAATAAAAAGGCTCTTTATTTAATGATTAGAGAAATGACTGATGTTAAGACTCAATATATTACTAGAGTTGTTAACATCTTAAAAGGTGTATATGCTGATTTATATAATCGATTCGAAAAAACTGGACGATTAAATTGATTTTCTATTAGTGAGATATTTATACATATAGGAGTATAGATATGTTTGATGAATTAGAAGTTTTTAAAGGTAAAAGCTTTTCAGGCCTCTTAAAGGATATATACAAAAATTCTGCAGAAAAAGAAAAGCAAATAAAAATTCTTATTGGAGAGCTTCGACCTCTCATAAAAAATATTGGTGACGCAACTATAATTGTGCCACTGATAAAAGAGTATATGGAGATAGGTGTTAAAAATGATGAACAATTAGTCAAGATGGCTGCAGTTGTTCAACGAGCAGTTGCAGCAAACAAAAATTCTGATTCAAATGAGTTCTCACTCAGTGATGAAGAAAAGAAACAACTATTAGATGAAATAAATAAGTTCGAAGATACAGATGATGATTTTGATAAAAATCTTGAATCAACGTTAAATAAAGCAGACGAGGTAATAAAAAATGGGAAATAATCTTTCACCTTTATATCAGACAATAGCTACTTCTACTCCACCACCTAGAAGAAATCTCCGCGACACAATAAAAAATATAGAAGTAGCAGAAGTAATTGACATTATCTTAGATGAAAATCATCCAAAGGCAGAAAAAAATCCTGCAAATATTGGTAAGGCTCAAATAAGAAGAGCTTTATCTGATAAAGGCAAAAAGGACGATGAGCTAGGGTGGGCTAACCCTTTGTACCCAAATGGGCAAATTTATCCTTTAATTCATGAGCAAGTTTTAATCTTATGGGGCCCATCATCTAGATCAGGTAAAAATTACGGAGCATCTAGACCTTATTATATTGGTCCAGTCAATGTATGGGGATTAGAAAATTACAATCCTGTGCCAGGTACAGGTATAAATATGGCAAATCAGGCTGATGGAAGTAGCAATGCTGCAAAATACACATCTTTTACAGGCAACCCTAATCCTAGTGATACTACAAGTCAGGACCTTAAATTCGGTAAGACATTTGTTGCTAAGCCCGGTGTGCAAAAACTCAGGCCATTTGAGGGAGATAGGCTATTTGAAGGTCGTTGGGGTCAATCAATTCGGTTTACTAGTAATATCCAAGAGCACAAAGATCCACAAAGCTGGAAAGACACTGAGTGGTCTTTAAGAGGTGAGGATGGTGACCCAATTATTATAATAAGAAACGGTGAGCCAGATGATGCAGATTGGACGAAGTCACTAGTAGAAGATATTAATAAAGACCCTTCTTCTATCTACGTTACCTCAACCCAGTTGATTAATCTAGACTGGGCTAGTTGGAATTTTAAAAGCTACGGGTTAGCTACTGATCCTGAAGCACCCCCTGGATGGGTATCAAAGTATATTCCGGACATGCCAAATCAATATGGCGGCACAGATAAATCTCAAATCTTAATAAAATCAGATAGAGTAGTCATTCAAGCTGGAGAAGGTAGAGACTCAGAGGTGGGTGACTCTATATTTTTAAATGCTAAAAAGTCAATAAGTCTGTCCAGTAGTGGCTCAATAATGTTGGATAGTGTAGAACCTACCATAATAAATAGTCCTGAAATCCGCATGGGAATAGGAGCAAGAGAGCCTGCAGTCTTAGGAGATACTTTGGTTAGCTTTTTGAATGAATTACTAACATCTTTGCAGGCTGCAGATATAGCGACTCCAGTAGGGCCGGGACTACATGGGCCAGGTGCACAAGTATCATTTGCAGGTCTATTAGCAAGAACAAATACGATTTTATGTAAAAAAGCAAAGGTAGAATAGTGTCAATTATTTGGAGAGACAAATTTACATTTCAATTTATAATAGCATGTCTGATGGGAAGAGTAAAAAGCCCACAGACATTTGCTGCAGTGATGGCAGAAAAATATGACCTTTCTATAAAGTCTGGATATGCTATAGCTGGTCTCCCACCAATACCCTTCCCCTCAGGAAAAGTAGATTTATTACGAATTGCAATATTGATAGGTATGCTAGAACTAGTATTATTATTGATAAGGCTGTTTATACGAGCAAAAAAAGGGTCATGGGATGAGCATGAAAGAATACAGGGTGAATTAGCTAAAAAGGTAGAGGAATTTAATGGTGAGCTATCTAAGCTAAAAGATAACTATAGTGATAACATAAAAGATTTATCAAATGTACTTTCAGAGGATCAAGGCACTGCAGGAGATGTAGGTGTAACACTTTTAGGAGATAAAGATAGTGGGTATTTTGCTTCTGTAAGTGAAGATAAAAATGATAAATGTGCAAAGTCATTTACAGTGCCACTTCCCTTTATGTCCCCAGATGAATTTAATAATTTGCAAACAGAGCTAGCCTCTGGAGGCCCCCCACCACAATTGCTTAAAGATGAGATAAAAGATTCTGTTTTAAAAGTTTTTGATTTAAACTCTTCACTTATTGATACATTTAACGAAAATGCAAAAAGGTCTTTAAGTGAAGACATTTCAAAAGTAGAAGATGAAAAACAAAAAGAGAGAATGAGAATAATACCAATAATAAAAAGGTTCGTATTAAATTTTGCAAAAAAAGTAAATATATTTATGATACTTTTGATGCTTCCAAAGATAATAAAGGGTATGATAAGAGCCCTTACAATTCCAGTTACGTATCATACTGCCAAAATAAAAGACATAAAAAAGCAGATGACTGCTCTTTCTTCGGCCTCCAGAGGAGCTACTGGAGGAGCTACTGGAGGAGCTACTGGAGCAATCACACAATCACAAGCTATGTCTCACCAGTCAATAATAGCTGATATTTTAAATAAAAATCTTAGATTAGCATCTTTAGATTTAGCAAGGTCAAAAGAGCTTCTATATAGTGCACCTGCAAAGATGAAGGCAGTATTTAAGATAAATCCTATAAAATTTTTTAACTTCCCCTTCCCAAGTGTCCCACAAGTAGTTCTGCCAGCTTTAAACTTTATAAAAAAGAGGCAAAACGAATTAGCAAAAACTAGATCAAAGGTATTAGAGAAAAGGGGTGCACTTAAGGGTGATCAAAAAAAAATTGATAATGTTAAAGCTTTAGTAGACAAAGCAAAGGCAGAGGCAAAACAAAATCCTCAATCTGGGATACCAACCTCTCCAGGAAAAGAGCCATTACTCGCTGATGTACGACACGCCCTTGAAGGTATACTGAAGTGCACACAAATTCCTGATAAAGACAAACAAATGATAATAGACTCTCCTGATAATTTGGATGCTGAGAGTCTATTAGATAAACAGGCTACTATTAACAGGGTAGCTATAGCATCTTTAGATAAAGAATTAGATGCCGTAAAGGACGCACAAAAAAATTTACAAAGATTAGAAGTAAAATATAGTAAAAGATCAAAAGATAAATTTGATCTTAATATAAAATTATTTAATATTGCTCTAAATGTAGGACTATTAGGTTATTGGATAGGAGGTGTCTGGCCTGCAGCCCCAGGAACAGCTACAGTAATATTTCCAGGAGTACCTCCTGCTACACTAGGAATAGATGTAAGCTTTAAAGGTCCAAAAGCATTTTTTGTGTCATTAGAGAAAATATTTATGGCTCATGCAGCCACTGTAGGGGGAGTGTGGACAGTACCAGCTCCTACAGGAGTAGTAATAACACCTTGGGCTGGATATTATTGAATAAAAATCATCTATGAAATATTTATTAATAAAATATAATAAAGGCAATTATGAAAGTTTCTGAATTTACAAAAATAATGAGAAAAATTATACGAGAAGAAGTAAGAGCTGCTATCAAGGCTGAGCTAAATGAAGCTTCAAAGTCAAAAGAGCCATCTTCTTATGATATAATTAACCACGGACTAAACCTGCATGAGAATGTTGAGAAATTCGATAAAAAGAATTATAGTAAAAATTCAATGTTGAATGAAATATTAAATGAAACTGCAAATACTACGACTAATTTAGGGATAGGGTCTAATAAAGATCCAGAAACGCTAGAAGGAGCCCCTTTTACTAGTAAGGATGCAGTAACCGGAATCAGGAGCAAGTTTGCAGAAGCTATGAACATGGATTCGGACTTTGGTGGTAAGCCAACAGCACAAGAAATGTTGCCTGATGATAAAAAGCACGTACAGGTTCCTGACTATATACAAAGTGCTTTAACAAAAGATTACTCTGGATTAGTCAAGGCAATGGATAAAAAGAAGTAAAAGAGAAGGGTTAGATTTTGCCACATCAAGAACGAAGAATAGATCCACTAGATTTAGAATCCAATGTTGCTGTTGGTGTTGCTCTCCCTTTAGCTAATCCTAAAGGTGGTGGGTTTGCTCTTAACTATACAACACTTGAACAAGCAAAAACAAATTTAAGAAGCTTGCTTAAAACAAACAGAGGTGAAAGGTATATGCAACCCTTTTTTGGAGCTGATTTGCATAGTGTATTATTTGAACAAAATACTGATGACCTTATAGAACAATTAAAAAATAAGATTAACGAAGCTGTAGAGTATTGGCTTCCGTATGTAACAATAAAAACACTAGAAGTATCCAGAAAAGAACATACCATTAATCTCAACATAAATTTTATAATAAATGAGAATGAATGGGATGTAGCAAGTATAACTTTAAAATATGCAATTCCAGAAGGTTCATAATAAATTGTAAGGAAATAAATGACACATATATCAACAGCTGCAGCAAACAGTACTGCAAAAGTAGCAAAGGAGGTAAGATATCTTAATAAGGATTTTGCTCAATTTAGACAAAACCTAATAGATTTCTCAAAGGTATATTTTCCTAACACTTATAATGACTTTAATGAGTCTGATCCTGGCATGATGTTTATGGAAATGGCATCATATGTAGGAGATGTTCTTTCATATTATTTAGATAGCCAATTAAAAGAGTTAATTTTAACTACTGCAGAAGAAAAAGCTAATATAATACAATTGGCACAAACAATGGGCTACCAACCTAAAGCCTCAGTAGCTTCTGTTGTTGATTTGGATGTATTTCAACTTTTACCATCTACAGGAACTGGTACTGATGTACAACCAGATTATTCGTACGCTTTATCTATAAAAGAAGGAATGGGAGCCCAATCTACAGACTCAGCTATAGCATTTAAAACTTTATCACCTATTGACTTTAGTTTTTCTAGCTCTGTTGACCCAACAACAGTAACAGTATACTCTGTAGATGATAATGGTGCACCAATTTATTATTTGATAAAAAAGTCAGTAACAACTCAAGCAGGAGAGATAAAAACAGTTGACTTTGCATTTGGTGATCCCAAAAAATATACTAAGGCATTATTGCCTGATGATAATATAGTTTCAATCGATGGAGTAGTTGATTCTGATAATAATATATGGCACGAAGTCGACTATTTAGCTCAAGACACAATATTTCTAAGAAAGAAAAATGTCCAGGCAAATGATCCCGAATTATATGCATATAATACTACAGTACCCTATCTTTTAAAGCTATTAAAAGTACCAAGAAGATTCATAAAAAGATTAAGGTCTGATAATAAATACGAGATGAGATTTGGCTCTGGGATAAGTGATGACCCCGATGAGGAATTTACTCCAAATCCCGATAATGTAGGCCTCCCACTTGTGACAGGGACAAGTAAGCTTACACAAGCTTGGGATCCATCTAACTTTTTGTATACAAAAGCCTATGGTCAGGTGCCACAAAATACGACTCTTACAGTAACATATACTGCTGGAGGTGGAATTGCATCTAATGTGCATGCAAATACTATAACGACTCCTACAAATGTAGAATTTGATATGGAAACTGCAGGGTTAGATGGTGCGATATTAGCTGTAGTAAAACAAAGCTTAGCAACAAACAACCCTCAATCGGCAACTGGAGGTGCAAATACCGAAACAGTAGACGATATAAGAAATAATGCATTAGCATACTTTGGAGCTCAAGATAGAACAGTATCAAAAGAAGACTATGTAATTAGATGCTACTCTTTACCTGCAGAATATGGTTCTGTTGCAAAGGCATATATAGTTCAAGATGAACAATTAAACTTCTTTGACCAAACAAAAAGACATCTAAACCCTATGGCAATGAATTTATATATTTTGAGTCAAGACATAGATGGTAATCTTGTAAGGGCTAATAGTGCACTTAAAGAAAATCTAAAAATGTACATAGATGAAAATAGACTTTTAACTGATTCAATAAATATTAAAGATGCATTTGTAATAAATTATCTAATAAGATTTGAAATCTCAGTATTACCAGATTATATTGCAAGAGCAACATTGCTTCGCTGCGTTGAAGCCTTAAAAGGATTTTCAAATACTAAAGGTTGGCAAATAGGCCAGCCAATGGTGAAGGCAGATTTTGTTAGAATATTAGCAAATGTTGATGGAGTGCAAAGTGTAATAAAGATTGAATTTGAAAATTTATGGAATACTGAAGACGGATATAGTGGTAATATATATAATTTGGATTCGGCAACTTATAACGGAATTATCTATCCTTCATTAGATCCATCAATATTTGAGGTAAAAAATCCAGACTTAAATATAACTGGACTAGTTGCTAATTACTAAAAAGGTTAAATAAAATGATTTATTCAATATATCCATCTGCAGACTCTACAATATATGAAGACAATATATTGATGAATACAGGTATTGACTCAATATTAGAAATTAAAAATGGGTTGAGTGGTTCTTTAGAGGCATACAAATATAATACTAGAATTCTAGTAAAATATGATCTTACTCACATATCTCAATCTATAGTTACG